TCCATGACAGCGGACGTCTCCGTCATCGTCGGCACCACGCCTGAATATTCAGCCTCAAGATCGGCGATCTCCTTGGCGACTCTCGCATTCATCTCGGCGAAGGATTCGATCGGGATCTGCCGGCCGATCGATGAAACGTCCAACTCTTCAAACACTAGCCCGCCAGCCCCATCCCCAGGGCCAGGCGGACCAGGCGGACCAGGCGGACCAGGCGGGCGTGGCAGGCGACCGCCAGGCGGGCGACCAGCCCCAGCCGTTTTGGCGTCGACCGGCGTAGCGTTCCACTCCCGCAGCGAATCGACAGCCCCATCAAGCGCCGTCGATACCTTCGCCCATATGTCCTCCGTAGCGTTGACTGTGTCGAAGTTCCGGTCCAGGGCGGTGTTGACGTCGCCGATAGCATCCTTGAGATCCGCGAAGTTGCGAAAGAACCCGCCCCCGGCAATATCGACACCGCCCCGCCGACCACCCTGGGTAAGCGCCACCAGAGATCCGCCCGTCCTCTGCATAGCGTCGACGAGTTTCAACATAGGGCCGGCGACCCCGACTAGCGTCTGAATCCCTTGCGTCAGCCCCTTGACGACGAATCCGAACGCCTGGCCGGTGCGAATCGCCGGGATCAGCGCGCCCACAAAGACGGTGCGGATCGTGTGCGCGTTGTCCTTGATGTAACCCTCAAGGCCGATCAGCCCGGTTTCAAGGTCAAGGATCACGCCTGCGAAGCCGTCGCCCTTCGTCAGGGCAAGCCCGAACGCCTCCATGACATCGCCGGACCGGTTGCGCAACCTTGCCATCGCCAGGGATGTGGAATCCGTAGCCGTGGCGATCCCGCCGAAGACCTCGCTGATCTTGCCGGTCACCAACTCCATTCGCTCCATCGGCGACAGAGCGTCGGTCGTTTCCTTCGTGAGCCCCTGCAATCCTGGGATATACCTTGAGAGGACGCTCACGTTTCCGCCGAGAGCACGACCGACCAGACGGCCGGCGCTTTCCAGGCTCATATGCTGGGAGACAGCGAAGTCCTGAACGGCGCTCAGCGACTTCATAGAAGACTCATAGTCGCCCGTCAGATCGATCAGGAGGCGCAGAACGCCCTTCGTTTCGTCGTCGCCGAATTGCGTCGTCCTCTGCTGCGTCTCGGCGAAGGCGTCGATCTCGCCTCGCACGTCGGAATACTTGATCCCCAGGCGTGCGAGGGAGTTCTCAAGTTGCGCGTTGATCGCCTCTTGCGCGGCAGAAGCCTTGACCGCCTTCGTCGCAAAGGCCAGGAAAGCACCGCCGGCGACAGAGGTCGCGGCGAACGCCTTCGCCGTACCGTCAAGCCCCTTGCGAAGCCCGGCGAAGCCCACCTTGAGCTTGCCGGTCGCCCCGTCGATCTTGCCGAAGACCTGGGTCACCTGGTCCTCGCCCTTGATCCTGACGACGAGCTCTCTGACAGCCGACTTGGCCATTACCCGAGACCCCGCATCAAGCCGGCGCCTGCCGCCGTCGACCGCACCGCGCGATCCTGCTCCCGTTGCTCGGCCTCGATGCGCGAGACCTCCCCGCCGAGAATCTCAATCATGCGCAGATAGCGAGCGGGCCAGCGGGCCGGCGTCGAGCCGTACATCGGATGGCCTGCCCGATGATGCTGAAAGGCACGAAGCTGATCGGAGATGCGACCGGGAATCACGTTCACTGGACAATCCCAGATCCGCCGACGTTCGCCGCCAGGCATCACGACCTCAAAGGGCGCAGACCTCGGGCGAGGGTTGCGCTCAAAGCGGCTGCATCCGCGATCACGTTGTCGCCACGCTGGACATTTCCGGCAGTCGAACGATCCCGGCTTGGCCGTTATGAGTGCCGCCCCGAGCCTCAACGCCGCCTGACTCGTCCTCCGTGTCGACGTCCGCGTCTTCCTGCACAGCCCTGCCGAGTTGCCCGAGCCAGGCGTAGGGCAGGCCGCGGACGAACTCCAGGCGGGCCGCCATGGGCTCGTCTATCGGAAAGCGCAACTCCACGCCGTTCCGGCGCAGCCCGTCGACGCCTCGCAGCGACCGGGCGACGAGCTGCACGCCGAGCTCGTTGAGATCCGCCGTCTCCCGTCGAGACTCTCGCCGGGATTCGCCCTCGCCTTCGATCTCGACTTCGAACTTCGCCGCCGCAGCGTTCGCCGCCATGACGTCGCCGACGGTGGGCAAGGCCAGCCGCCAGACAGGCGCATCGTCGCGGCCTCGATGAGAGGGGAGCACGTAGGATCGGCCGTCGAGATCCATATCAGGTGGCCGTCAGGAGGAAGTCGTCGTTACCATCGGGAACGCCGCCCGTGGATCCGCCGATGATCCGACAGTCCAGCGTGTAACCGACCCTGCCTTCTAGGTCGCTCGCGTCGATCCCGTTGATCGCCATGTTCTCGATCGCGAAGGCGTGCTCATTGTGAGCGACGCCGGATCCGACCGTAGCGGTAGCCGTGCCAGACAGCGTGCGATTCGACCAGCGCGTGTACCAGTCATCCGAGTTGGCGTGCGGCTTGCCCTCAACGATCAAGGTCGCCGCCATCCCTGGGTCGTCAGCCGTGCCGCGGCCGACGATCTCCCATGCGGCGATCCCCTCCGCGCCGCTGGTCAGCGACTCCCGAGAGACGATCTGGTTGCGCATGTCGACGACCAGCGATCCGACGTGACCGAAGACGCCGGCGTTGGGGTTCTCGCTCCAAGGCTGGAAGCCGGTCGACGCCACGATCGGCGGCGCGATGTCGCTCGTGTAATTGGGCGCGCTGGTGACTCGGTCGCCGGGCGCGGTGAACAGGCCGTTGAAAGTGTACTCAATGCGCGCAGGCTCGCCGGGCGTGAAGACGAAGCGAGCATTGCCGCGGCAGCCGAGCGCCGTGATCAGCACGCCGTCGACTTCGCATTCGATGGCGACTGATTCGAAGCCGGTTGAGACGGGAGCGTATCGCCAGGCCGTCGAGCCTCCAACCCACGTCGCCGACAGCCCGCAAGCGCGCAAGAACACGTCGTACTCAGGAACGACGATCGGCGAGTTGTTGAACTCGGCCGCGTTCCCGCGCATGTACTGAAAGAACGACAACTCGATCGAACGCTTGCCGAGCTGCGCCGCTCGATGCGGAGTCAGCGAAGGCGAAAGGGTCGCCCTGGCATAGGTGGACGTCGGGAAACTGTACGAAAGATCGTGAACGAGCGCGGCGTCGGTCGCTGCGTGCGTTGGGTCGGCTCCGTAAGAGCTCTCGACCTTCGCGAGCATTACGGTACGGGCTGTTAGTGGCATCTGCGCTCTCCTTGATCCCTACGCGGGCATACCGCGAAAGCGCCTGCCGGCTCGGGGGTTGCTACCCGTCGTCGGCAGGCTCCGTCTTCTTCTTCGTCTTCTTCTTCTTCGGGGCGGCTTCCGCCTCCCCGATCCGTTGATATCGACCGTCGCCGAGGTCTTCCCAACGCCCGCCAGGAAGCGCGCCGTGCGTCGTCGTGTCGTGAATCTCGCTCATCGTGTCGACCTCATGCGGTGTAGTCCTTGCGCTCGACGACTTCGAAGACGATCTCCGTATAGTGGACGAGCACGCCGCGAATCGTGCGCGGTTCGAAGATGGCGACCTCGGGAGCGGAGACCTGCTCCGCGTTCCCGCCGGCGTCGAATTTCCCGCGAAGCCGGTCGCACACCGCCTCGACGACAACCCGGAACGCTAATTCGCTGGTCATCGTCGTACCCGAGCCCGGATCGTCCAGGGCGTAGACCCCCACACAGCGGATCGAATGGGTGCGGCGCGACAGGTTCGTTACCGAGCCCGTGCGATATTCTTCGTCGGCCCCATCCCACGTGACCATCCATCCATGGACGCGACCGGTCGCCGCAACGCGAAACAGGCTGCGGAATTCGGCTTCGCTCTTCGCCCAGCGGATCCCGTCGTGAACCTGCGCGGCCGTCGTACCCGTCGCCGCGGCGACCTCCCCGCGTACCCACGTCAGGATATCGGCGAGCGCCACGGATGATTACCCCGCATCGCCTAGCGGCGCAGCCGCCGCCGATCGTAGGAGGGCAAGAAAAGCGGAGATCGGCACTTCGACAGAATCGGATCCGACCTTGATCACGACGACCGCCGAGGGCGACGTCAGGATTTCTAGGCGTTCAGCTTCAGTCATCATGACCTCTTCTTCGCGTTGAGCGGGATCCAGAACTCGACCCAGTCGACATTAAACCAACGCATAGCACCGCCGCCGTCCGTGGTTACAGCGCCAAGGACAGGCACAAGCGGCGTTCCCGTGTCAGGGATTTTCGTCGTGATCTCCGCTCCGACTGCCGCCCCGTTCGCGTAAAACTGGATCCCAGTCGCCGTGCGCGTCAGTCGCAAATGGTGCCAAGCGTCGAGGGCCGGAGACGAAACCAGCGTGACGGTATTCTCTGATCCGGCGCCGTCCTTGACGACGCCTTCCCAATCGCCCGTCGTGCCGCTAGTGACGATGCGAAATCCCACGAACTCGGGCGCATCGGCGGCGCGGTGCCGCGCTTCGTTGTCAGATGTCAAGCCGACCCAGAACTCGACGTCGGCCTTGGAGGTGTCGAGCTTGATCTTGCACTCGACGTGCGATCCGACTTGTTCGAAACCCCGACAGAAGCCAGGCACCATATTAGATGCGGCAGTCGACACGGACGTGCCTTGATTCGCTACCGACTGTGATCTGACTCTCACAACACCAGTCACGCGATCATCATCCCATTCCGCCTGAGTCGACGCTGTGAGATAAAGGGTCGACGCCGTTCCAGCGGAGAGATTGTCTAGATACCAGCGATAGCGGCCTATCGAACTGCTTGACGCCCCGCCGGTGTTGAAATCTTCGGAGATCAGGATTCCGTCCTTGACCAAGTCGCGATGCGGAATCGAGCGAGATTGAGATCCACTAGACATCAAATGGCCATATAACAGACATCATCGCCGGCGTTGTCGGCGGCGACGTGGATCAAGTCTAGCGACGACACCCGAAGCGGCCCGAGGGCTTCGCCGGGCTCCAAGATATATCCGACAGCGCCGCCGGCGGCATTCGTCACAGACGCGTTGCCAAGGTAAACGCGCCCGGCGTTGTCGGGATGCGCCTTGATCGTCACGCCGGCCGTTGCGTCGATCGCTGTCATTTGCGTGCGATCCGTAGCTCCAGCCGCGGCGATATTGACTTGTCCAGCCCGGACCGTGACTTGAACTGGTGACTCCGAAGGGATCGGCATTCTTCGCGCTCCTACAAAGCCTGCATTCGGCGGATCGCCCGGTCGCTGGCGCGTCCGAAGATCCGCTGAAGTTGCGGCTGATTGTCGTCGAAGGCGGGCGCCATAAACGGCCGAGGCGCAAAGCCTCGCGTGCGCGCCTTGTTCCTTACGTAGACGGCTGCGGCCGTCGCCTTCGGGCCGCTCAGCCGCAAGCGGCGGCGAGCCCACAGACGAAGCGGCCCAAGCGGAGGGCCGGATCCGCTATGCCTGGAGCCGAACTCGACCGGCGCGGCATACTCCAGCGGCGATCCGATCTCGACCGTGCGCGATGCGCCCTCGCCCGAGCCTGTCGCTGCTATCGAATTCCACAGCGTGCCGAAGTTGATTGCGTTCTGGCGGCGCACGTTCAGCCGCGCTTGCGCTTCCAAGAACAGCCCGGCCTCGTCCATGCCGCGGGCGATCTCATCGGCGACGATCTCGCGCCCCGCGTCGCCGACCTTGTCGAGGTATTCGACCGCCTCGCTGAAGTCGATCGAGGGCATTAGGTCACCCTCGGGCCATGGAAGAGCCGGCGCTCGCCCCAGGCCATATCGACGTCGATGTCATGTAGGACCATCGCGGCCACCGTGTCGTCGCTGGAATCCCCGATCCCGAGATGCGCGTCGAACTCGTCCTCAAGCGCAGTCGCGAGTGAGTCGTAACGGGTAGCCGTGCCGGCATGGTCGACGGCGTCGGCCGTCAGCGTCGAGTCGAAGTCTCGAGCGTGGCGCGCCCCGAGCTGCCGCAGAAGGATCGCCGAAGCCTTCGCCGCGATGGCGTGGTCATCCGAGGCAGGCACGGATGAAGCGCCCGCCGAGACGGCGTGCGGGATCGTGTAAACGTAGCGGATATTGTCGCTGGCCGGCGGCGTCAGGTCGTAGAAGCGCACGCGCAGGCCGGCCGGATCGCGATAGATCGTCCAACGGTCGGGCTCCACGTAGGTGGGGATCTGATTGCCGGTCGGCGATTCGATCGTGCGGATCACGCTGAAACCGTCGACCCAACTCGCCGGCATGGCATAGATATAGCCGCCATCCCCCGCGACCTGCGTTGAGGTCTCCTGTGGGCGATGGCGGCTGTAGATCGCCACGGCGGCGTCAATCGCCGAGTCCTTGTCTGCCGAGGCCAAGAAGGCACCGCCGCCATCGGCGGCAGCATCGCGCACGCGCTGATCAATCAGCGTGCGAAAGTCGGCATATCCTCCGGCGATGACAAGCCTCCGCCGCTACTCTTGGACGCGGTAGTCGATGATGAAGGTCGGAGCGCCGCAGAGCACGCCGTTTCCGACGTCCTCGACCTCGACCGTGAGGTATCCATTCGCAGCGATGTCGCCGGCCGTTCCGGTCGGGGCCCAGAGTTCTTCGCTGGTATTGGCGACGGCATCCGTGCCGGCTGCGAAGTCCTTGTTGGCGACCTCGGCTGCGCCGCCGTACACCGAGTTGCGCGTCTTGATGTTGAAGTTCTTGGTGTTCGCCGCGTGTCCGGTGATCGCGGTCGGCCAGATCGCACGAACGCTCTCGATCGTGACGGCGTCGGTCGGCCGAAGCAGGACCATTTCGACGTTGGCGGTCCAGGGCGCCGTGTTGGCCTCGATGACCGGAAGCTGCACGACTGCGCGTCGCGTTCCGGCCAGGTCGTTGTAAGGGGAATTTCCCATCTCTGTATCTCCCGAATGGAAGCCCCAGGCGACGCCGCCGCACACGGCGCCGCCCGGAGGCTTTTGGTTCTGCTAGGCGACGGCGTTGCGGTAGAAGCCGCGCCAGTCGAGGGCCTTCACGCCGTAGACGTGTCGGATCTTGTATTCGATGTTGTCCGAATCGAACATCGCTCCTGAGGTCGGGCTGTCGGCGACGAAGAGCTCGGGCTCTTCGCGACCGTTCAGGAAGCCGACCTCGATCGTCGGGATGCGCATCGGATCCGCGCACAGGTACCAGTCGTTCGCGTCGGTCCAGTGCGGCACCTCGATGACCTCGATCCCGGCGAAGTCGGGGTGATTGGCGCTGGTCGCCTGGGCGTCGCCGGGAGCGTTTCCGGCGGCGACGTCGTAGATCCCCAGGATGCCGGGCTGCGTCAGGACGAAGGCCAGGTGCGCCAGCTCGTGAGGCACCAAGATGAACTTCGGCTTGTTGCTCCCGCCCAAGAGCGTCGAGGCGTCACCGTAGGCCGCCTGGTCCTTCATGGCGGCGACCGCCAGGCGCAAGGACTCGCCGGCGAGGGCGACGGTGTTGGTATTCGCGTGGGGACCGCTGAAAAGCGCGTTGCCGTCGTACATCGCAGCGTTGGCCGTCAGCACGTCGAACACGGCCCGAAAGAGCGTCTCCGAGGCGGCACGGCCGAGGCGCTCGGGGATGCGCCGGACGAGGCCGACGTCATCCGAGGCGAGGGTCTCGACCGTAAGCCGCTCGCGCAGCCCTCGCTTTTGCACCGAGTAGGTCTCTTCGTCGTCGCCGGGGGAGGTCGCCAACGGGTAGTTGGCGCTCTCGCCGACCACCGTCAGCGTCCCGTAACCGCCGAGCATCTGCCGCCGCTGCGTGCGGAAGTCGCGGACGTTCTCGACCGTGACGATCTTCCGCCAGCTCTGCCGGTCGTCGAGGGCGTAGTCGGCCTGCATCTTGCGCGTGATGCTGTCGCCGAGGATCTGGCCGAAGGTCGTCGTCGTGATGGCCTCGGAGACCCGGCGGAAGGCGTCGCCGGGAGCCGGCGTTGCGCTCTCCCGCGTGGCGCTCCAGCCCATCGGCTTCCGCCAGGGCTTGTATCCGGCTGCCATCCCGAGGGCGTCGTCGAAGCTGACGTCGATCCCAGGCATCTTGCCGGTGATGGCGTGGATCGCCTCGTGGAGCGACGTGAAAGGCTGAATCGTCACGCCGTCGTGCTGGAGAGCCTGGCGGGCGAACAAGCCGTCCATGGCGACCTGCAAGCGATCGAGCTCTTCCGCGCCGGCCGTCGCCGACTCGCGAACCGTGCCGCTCCCGGTGACCTCGGGAACGCCGAGCGTTTGCAAATACTCGCGCTCGCTGGCGATGGCGGCATCCGCGGCGACCTTGGCGTCTGCCACGGTCGAGAAGGGACCGTTGACCGACTCGGCGATGCGTCGCTGCGAGGCGTCAGGCAGGCCGGAAGCGGCGACCGTCGAGCGCACGCTCTCGCGGCAGTCGACGACGAGTTGTACGGCGTCGGCGGCGGCGGCGGCGTCGAACACCGGCGCTGCCTCCTTGACCGGCGCCGGCGTGGGCTCGGTTGCGGGCTCGGCCGCAGGCTCGGGGATCTCGATCTGATCTTGGGGTTCCATCGCTTCCTCGCTGAATGACGCGGCAATGCGAAGCAAAGCGCCGCCCGCCGCCGGATGACTGACCACGTCGAGGGTTGGTCCGGGCGCAATCTCGATCACGTCCGTGACTCCCTCGATGGTTTGTTGGACCTTGGCGCGGGCGTCGATCGAAAAGCCGAGCAAATGCCGCTTCCCGCTCTCCCATACGCCTTTGAAAAGTTGCCTTGCCCAGGGTGCTACGACCGACATTCGCGCGACCAGACCGCGCCGGCCGTTGGCCTCGCCGAACTTCACGCCCTCCAGCGCGCCGACCAGATTGCGAACGCCGCCGCCGCCATCGCCGACCGTCGCCTTGTCGGCCTCGCCTAGGTGGTCGAGGATGCCGGGCTTGACCTCGTAGGCGTAGACGCCCTGTCCTTCGAACAGCGGCGCAGACCTGCGCAGCACGTCGTCGCTGTACCGGCGCCCGTTCTTCGACGTGCCGGCCTCGATGATCATGACGTCGAAGGCCGATCCGTCAGGAGCCGCCTCGGAGATCCATAGGATCTCGCCCTCGACCGCTTCGGAAATGCCGCTATCGGCGAGATCCTGGGCGGGCGGCGGCGTGTCGCTGGCGTTGTCCTGCATTGCGGGAACGCTGTGGCGGTTTCACTGTGCAGTGATCGAACCTTCGTTGCATCGGTTACCATCGGCAACCCGCTCGACATCGCCAGCGGGCGGCGGCGTTTCCTCGCACATGCTTTCGGCAGGAGGTCATCCCATGGCTCGTTTGTTCGTGGTCAAGACTCGGCGAGGCGAGGATCCGCACGCCGCCGCAACTCGTCGCATCCTGCCGACCGAATCCCTGGCGTCTGTCGACTTGACGACGGATGGATCGATGCTGGTCATTCGCACCGAGGACGCCGTCGTCGCCCCCGAGCCCACGCCGGAGCCGGAAGCGAAGCCGAAGCCCAAGGCGAAGGCCAAGCCGAAGGCCAAGGCCAAGGCCAAGGCGAAGGCCAAGTGACCCACAAGCCCGAGAGGGCGCCAGGCGACAGGTATCCAGCGGCATATCGAATCGCTGTGCTGACCGAGGCTCGCGATACGAACGTCGCAGCGACCGCCAGGAAGCACGGCATCTCGCAGAATACGATTCGCAAATGGCGGCGCGCCCTGGACGAAGAGCGCGGAGGCGACGACGTCGACCCGCTCACGCAATGCCCCATGTGCGGAAGCTCCGAGAGCTACGACGCAGCGGCGGGCGGCTTCTACTTGCGCGAAGGTGCCGACGTCACGGACATCCGCACGATCTTCAGGATCGCCGGAGTCGAAGATCTGGGCGTCAAGAGTCGCGGCAGGCAGAGCGGCGCGACCATGCGATCCGAATCGCAGCGCAAGCGCACGGGCCGACAAAGCGCCGCAGACCGCCGAGCCGGCGAGCACGGCTAGGGGATGCCAGGTCGCGGCAATCAAGGCGTGCCGGAAAAGACGCGCAAAGTGCGCAAGCTGTTTCCGACTCTCCCCGTGCCGCAAGCTCCCGACGCCGTGCTCGAGGCGATCTATTGGCTAGCCGTGCGCGAGATCATCGCCGACGACTTCAAGCGGCGCGGATCTCGGAAGCGGCAGACGCCGCACGTTCTCGCCGACCGATTCAAGATGCCGCACTCGGACGTCGCCGACGTCTTCCGCGTGGCGCGGCTGTTTTCAAGGCGGCGAGGTCACGCCTCGCATAAAGAGCTGTGCGACCTTCATCCGCATTACCTGATCTGGTTCGAAGTCTATCGCTCCATGTGCGTCCGGTATGCGCGCAAATGGAAGGACAAGGGCCAGTGCGCCCGCCATAAGGCAGACGCCGAGGCGCTCCCATTCACTTGGAAGAACGCCGCTCGGATGCTGCGCTGTACCTCGGATCATCTGCGGAGATGGTTTGAGCAGTACGAGGCAGGCGAGTTCTACGTCTCGCGGCCCAAGGTGATCGACCGAAAGCTGTGGCGACGCATCGACGACAACAGGGCGCGGGCGCAATTCCGCGACGACGAGGCGGCGTTCGTCGCATCGAACGAGGCCCGAGACGCGTACAGCGAAGCCGCCGAGAAAGCCGCCGCTGTCGGCGCAGGTTTGGAAGCGAACGCGCAAGGGGTAATCCGCACGGCGGCCGATGTCGCCCTGGTGCCTCGTAAGTCGCTGTTCCAATCCGAGGAACCTGCGCGCGTCTTTATCGATGGCGGATCGCTGGTCATCGCGTCGTCCTTCATGCCGCATGACGGACAGCGCGCGTTCATGAACTCGGGAGCGCGCTTTCGAACCGTCGTCGCAGGCATTCGGGGAGGTAAGACGCGGGCGGGCGCGGTCGAGTTGGTGCGGCACGCTGCGTCGATGCCTGGCGCGCACGGCTGGGTCGTAGGCCCGACATATACGATGCTCGACAACGCGCGCCGCGCCGTGCTCGGGGATACGATGCTCAAGGAGCGGCGCGATCTGCTCAAGCCCGGCGGCTTCGTCAAACGCGACGGCGGCGGCGGGCGGCTGCACTTCGCCAATGGATCGATCGTGGATTTCCGATCCGCCGAATGGGAAGACACGCTCCGCGGTCCAGGGATCGATTTCATGTGGATCGACGAGGCGCAGCTCTTGAGCGAAGACGCCTGGAACATCTGCCGCGGTAGGACCAGCGACACCGGCGGGCGGATCTGGTGTACGGGAACGCCGCTGGGAAGGAATTGGCTCTACAGGGAATGGTCGAAGGGCGCAGATCCCGTGGAGACGGAGCACGCGTCCTGGCGCTTCCCTTCGACCTTCAACCCGATGGTATCGCCGGAAGAGGTCGAGATGATGCGGCGGCAGTTGCCGGAGGCGTTCTTCCGCCAGGAATACCTGGCCGAATTCGTCGAGGGCGTGTCGACCGTCTTCGGCGACCTCGATCCGTGCCTGGTCGAAGCGCCGCCCGAGTGGCCTGAGGAAACCCGCCCACGCTGCGTGATCGGGATGGACGTCGCCAGGAAGCACGATTTCTCGGGGATCGTCGTGCTGTCATCGCATGGCCAAGTCGCGCACGCCGAGCGGTTCAACCGCGTTTCGTGGTCCTGGCAGAGAGAGCGCGTGATCGAGTTGGTGCGCGAATGGGATGGCGCGCCCGTCGTCGTCGACGCTACCGGCGTCGGCGATCCCTTCGTCGAGGATCTCCAGCGGGCCGGCGTCGACGTCACGCCATACACGATGGGGCATCATGCGAAGAAGGCGCAGTTGATCGAGCAACTCATGCTGGATATCCAGGGCGCGCGCATGTGGCTACCTCGCATCTTCGAACGCCTGCTCTTTGAGCTCAAAATCTATCGCCGCGAACTGACCGCCGCCGGGAACGTCCGGTATTCCGCCCCGGATGGCGAGCACGACGACATGGTGATTGCGCTTGCCCTGGCGAATTGGGGAGCACGACGGTTGAACCTGACCGCCGCTCCTACCGTTGCGGCAGTCGCCGGCGAAGGCGTACAAGAGGGAGGTCCGCGCGGGCCGCAGGACTCTCGCGATTGGCTATGGAGTCGCCGCACGGCGACGGTCTGGGGCGAGACGGCGGGCTCGGGCGGCGGTTTCAGTCGATCCCGGCTTTTCGGGTCGAATTGAGAGGAAGACATGACGCTACGTGACAAGATCGCCGGTTGGATCAGCCCTCGCATGAAATGGGAGGCCGAAGGCAATCGCATCGCCGAGGCGTGGAACCCTGCCATGGCGGGCGGCGGCGGCGTCGATCCTGAAGAATGGAAATGGCGACGGCTAACGCAGCATGTCGACCGCACCCTGCCGGCCTGGACTCAAGAGCGGTCGCAGGAGGTCTCCTACTACCTCTGGAAGTCGAACCCGCTGGCGAGGCGGATCATCGAGGTGCAGGTCGACCACATCATCGGCGACGGGATCCGCGTCCGGGCCGACGATCCCGACACGCAGCGAACGCTCGATCTGTTCTGCGAGGATCCGATCAACGCGTTTTATAGGAAGCTGCGCGATCGGCTTCGCTATCTCACGATCTTCGGCGAGCAATTCATGCCGACCTACGTGCATCCCACCAGCGGGCGCGTGCGGCTTGGGTACATCGATCCGGCGGCCGTCGCTGCGGTCGTGCTCGATCCCGACAACGCGGAGATCGTGCGCGAGGTCAAGATCGGCAAGCGTACTGATCGCAACCCGACAACGTCGTTGTCGGTCGTTCGCTGGGACGACGAGCTCGGCAGGCGAGACGGGGAGGTCGTCTATTGGTCGATCAACCGACCGCCGAACTCCACGCGCGGCACGTCGGATCTGCTGTCCATGGTCGATTGGCTCGACGCGCTCGATCAATACCTCGTCGGCACCGTCGACCGCGTGCTGCTTCAAAACCTGACCTTCGTTGACTTGGAAGTGCAAGGCGCAGACGAGGCGCAGCTCAAGCGAATGCAACAGGCGTATATGCACTTGAAGCCCGGCACGGTCCGTGCTCGTAACGAAAAGATGAAGGCGCAGTTCTTGTCGCCCGAGGTCGACGGGCGCGACATCGCCGACATTGGCAAGATCCTGACGACTTGGTGCGGCACAGGCGCGGGCCTTCCTCCGCATTGGCTAGGCCAGCCTGGCGACAGCAACAAAGCGACGGCAGACGCCGAAGGGCTGCCGGCGTTGCGCTCGCTGCGCAGTCGACAAGAGGAATTCCGGCTCATGGTCGCCGACCTGCTTGACTACGTGCTGGATCAGGCGCAAGCGGCTGGCACGCTGTCGCCGAACGTGGATCGCAGCTTTGAGATCCTCATGTCGCCGATCTCGGTCGTCGACACGGCCAGGATCTCGGATGCGCTGGTCAAACTGTCGGCAGCCCTCGACGGCGGCGTGATGGCAGGACATATCAGCGACGACGAGGCGGGGATCGCCTTCCGCTATGTTCTCGGGCAACTCGGCGTCGACCTTCGAACTGTCGACGAGGCGACCGGCAATCGCCTGACGCCTGGCGAGCGCGTGCAGGCTGCCGCGCGTGCCGCCCTCGACATCGCCTGATCCTTGCCTTCGGTCGCCGAGCGCAGATATCGCCGAGAGGCGGCGCGCATCCTGCGAGATCTCGACCGGCTCGACCGAGACGCCGTGCGCCTCGCAGCCCGCCGCACTCGTGATCTGCGGCGGCGACTCATGGCGGATCTTGCGAACGTCTCGGAATGGAGCGCCGCCCGGCTGCCGCTGATTCTTCAAGGCGTGGAGTCGGCGCTCGACGAATGGGCGAAGACCACGGGAGCGGATGCAGCCGACTCCGTGACGAAGGCGGCGGCGATGGGCGACGAGCTCTCCGGGCGGTTCGAAGTCGCTGCGGCGACAAGCCGCGACGCGCTGTTCGTGGCGGTATCTCCCGAGAACGTCAGCGCGTTGGCCCAGGCCACGGCGCAAGAGATGGTCGCGGTCGGCGTCGACATCAAGCGGAAGGTCGCCGGCGAGCTGCGCCCCGTCGCCCTCGGCCTGCGTCGACCGTTCGAAGCCATCGAGGCTGTCGGCCGAATCGTTCCAGCCGTGCGGCGGCGAATGCCTGACGGGCGTTTGGCGACGGTCGGGCCGACGCAGCGCGCCGAGGTCATCGTAAGGACCGAGATCAACCGCGCCTTTAGCTATGCGTCGCAGCGTCGTATGGAAAAGGTCGCCGCGAACCTGCCGCGCAAGCCTCGCAAGCGATGGGTCACCAGCATTGACGGCCGGGAGCGGGGGTCGCATCGAGCGGCAGACGGCCAGGAGCGCGACTTCGACGAGCCCTTCGACGTCAACGGGGCGCAACTCATGTTCCCAGGCGATCCCGCCGGCCCGCCCGGCGAAGTCATCAACTGCCGCTGTACCTCGATCCCCGTCGTCGAGGCGTGAGCGCGAACGCCTGATCTAGGGCGCTTCCGAAAAAAAAAGCACACCACGTGCATTTTTATCTTGCGCACCCGTTAGCGGTCCGCTAATGTCCCCCTTGTGAGCACGACGAACCACGCAGCAACGGAGACGACGATGACGACGAACACCGCATCCTACTGGGCTCGGAAGCCCTTGGCCGATCAGCCTCTCGGCGCGACCAAGCCCGCCGACTGGAAAGCCCTTGTCGAGTTTGCCCACGAGGCAGGCGCCGCCCCGTTCCTCGATGCGGTGAGGCGGTATGATGAAATCAACGCCGAGATCGCCAGAATCGAACGCCCTGAGGACCGGCCCAGGATTCTCAAGCCCTGGGGTCCGCTCAGCCCGCGCATCTCCGCCCTTCTTGCCGAGCGGAGAGCCTTGGAAGACAAGATCCGTTCTCTGATCGCAGCGATAGCGTACGACCCTTGTTCCGCTCTCGGGTGTTCCGCAAGGGTCGGGGTTGAGGCGGTAGAACCACGCAGCAACGGAGGATGACCGATGACGATGACGACAAACGAGCGGACCCCCGGCGACGTGCGCGAGGTCTACGACTTGGCATGGAGCGAAGGCGACCAGGGGATCTGGGCTGACGCGGACGGGCGGACCTACCAGGCCGACGCCGCCGCCGATGACGACGGGCTCCCCGACGCCCCCGTCATTCTGATCGAGGCTCAGTGGAGACGGGAGGAATTGATCGCCGTGGGTACGTACTGCAACTCCCACGACGGCGAGGACTGGGAATTGGACGCCGTTGACTACGTGATGGTCGACCAGATCCCTGTGGGGGCGACCGTCGAGGGGCCGGGCGGGCGACTGTGGACCCACCGATCGAAGGCCGACACGGTCGCCCGTCTGTGGCGAGCCTAGCCCCCCCCCTCCCCGTCACCGCGCAGGCGGCGCAGGTTCGCGACCTGGGCGGGGAACCAACAGCAACGGAGGATGACCGATGAGCAGACGCCTTACCATTCGCGACCTGTGCGAGAGCGGACGCCGCGCCGCACGACTGATCCAGACGATCAAGGCCGGCGGATATCCGGCAGCTCGCGCACACTTCGACGAAGTCCATAGCGACGGACGAACGGCGCACGGAGCGGCGAGGCGCGCCGCAGCGCGATCCGCGGATCTGCCAGCAACGATCGAACCCTACATCGTCAAGGATGGCGCGCTCTTCGTCCTCGACGCCGCCGCAACCCTCGACGCAGGAAGGCCGATCCACTTCATCGGGCACAGCGTCGAGCGTCGCTGAACGCAGCGATCCGCAAGGAGTACAACCGATGACCAAGCCGCTACACCCGTCCGCACCGCCCGAGCTCGTCGACGCCCTCGCGATCCCAGGCATCAATCAGCGACGGCTCGCCCGAGCACTCGGCGTCCACGCCGTCACGATCAGCCGCTGGAAGACCGGCGACGTGGAGTGCCCACGCTACGCCCGGCACCTGCTCGCCTTCGTCGCCCAGACCCCGCCAGCTCGCTGGCCGAACTGCGTCAAGGAAGCCGCAGGAGTCGGGCAATGGTAGCGAACCGCACAACTGCAACTGCCCATCCTCTGACCCCACAACCCCCCACAACCCCACAACAACCACCCCGGCACTTGACAACCCACATACACACACCCCACCATCCCCAATCCCACGCCCGCACGGCTAGCCAACGCAGCCCCCACAGGGGCAAGTCGAGCCGATAGGCGATACCCCACACCAACAACCCCAACCCGACCGCAGACGCATACCCCGCTCTGCGTGGAGGGAGCACCTATAGCCCCAGGGGGCGCGTCGAGGACGCCCCGCCCTGGGTGCTCGCGGGGCTCGGGGCCCCCGAGGGCGGGGGGCGAGGCCTCGAGGGCGGGGACGCGGGGGGCCGGGGCGAGGCGCGTGC